TTCAACTATATCCATACGAACACCTCCTTTACAATAGGAAAAGAAAAACACCCACAATCGCACCAAGCATACCTGCACAGATGTCGAGCCAATCGAATGGCTCCTTTCTGTAGTAATAATCGACACTCTCTTTTCCTGTCATGACGAAGAATGCTGGTGCCAATGCGAAGATTAAGTACGCATCAATAGCATGTAAGGCTTTACACGCAATCATCGAAACAACAAGACCAGCAAACATGTGCAGATACTTATCGCTACCAATGGCTGCGAGCCTTCCGAAAATCCTGTAAATACAATCTAAAAAACTTTTCATATTCAATTATATATTAGTTAATTACCAATCAAAATCAACAGTTCCAGTATAAAGAACACCAGCTCCAGGTGTTTCCTTAGTCTTAGTTGGGGTAAGCCATAACGGATTAACATATAAATAGCGACTTACCCAACCACCATCAAGTTTTCTAATCTCTCGATGATCACAGATATAAACTCCAACCTTGTCATTACCATTAAACACTACCCATTCTTTGCCATATCCCATTTCAAAGAAAACATAACTGTGAGGTTGTTCACAGTTAAAGATTACCATGTCAATAGGAGCACCATAGGGAATCTCTCTTTCAAAATCAGTAAGACCCGGATGTAAGGCAGGATTATCAACGTCCTTCACAACTCCGTTATCTCCATCTGTTCCATGATAGCCCGGTGCATATAATGGAATTTTATAGCAGACAATATCACGTCCGCCACTTGTCACAGTTACGGTAGGCAACTGTACTTTTACGCCATTTGTTTCGATGTGCCCACCATGATGCACGTACATCATATCATCTTTAACGACAGCACAAATCTTAGCATAATGACCAAACTGCCCTTGACACCATACGTCCTTAGCGTAGAAGCGTGGTAAGCGTTTACGGAATTTTCCCTCAACGTACTTACGCATACCCAAATCGCCCTCCATTGCCATAATAGCTTGGCTTCCTCTTTCCTCAAAATAAATACCACCAGTAGGTTCTCTGTTGCTGTTAAGACATCTAAGGACCTTAAATGTTCCGCTTGCTCCATCAAGCTCACCCCCGAACTTACTATTACCAGTAACAGTGATATTCTGAAAAGTAGCTCCTTCAGCATCGATAGTCTGAGCCTTGATGCCTTTAGCGACAATTGCCTTTGCGTCAATAAAATCAGCATTCAGTTTTCCCCCACTGGTAAAGAATGGAACCTTACCAGTAGTTGTAATCACCTTGAATGTGTCTGCTACAATGTCAAAAGTACTATTCTCTCCATCCAAGTGCATACCTACTTTTTCAAGTCCTTTTCGCAAATCTTTCACAACGGCTGAGATTGAATTACCATCGACATTAAGCCCTGCTTCAAACTGTTTTGTCGTGTAACGCTGAGCAGATTGCCAATCATCAATACTAAATCCTTCACCCTTTTTCTTTGACTGAATGCAGACGAGCAAGTCGTTGTGGTACTCATCACCAAACTTTGCATTGGTCCACTGGTCACCTATATCGTATGGCGGAACTGGTACGGCTTGTGTGAAGACCCTGCGCTTACCATCAGCTGTATCTTGTGCGTGCTTAGCTGCTTCAAGCGACTTCAACACGTCAGCGTCCGTTATCTCCTTCCAACCGTAAGACCCATCTTGATTTTTCTCGAATGAATAGGAACGACCGCCTCCTGTCTCAGCATAACTTCTATTATAATAGAGGTCGTGCAAGTGCATTTCTTTCGTTTCGTCATCCGTCCACTCATTTGCAGGCTCGTTCGTCAACGTTGGAATAGCGTCGCCAAAACAAATCAAAAATTGGTGGTCTGTTTGCTCTTTCACCGAGTCAATACGACTCTGCATTGACGATAGATAATCCTGTAAGAGGATATATTTGCCTTGGCGTGAAGGATTCTTAACACGTATCTCGAAGTTCTGCTTATCAAATAAGAAGATAGGATGAGGAAGTGTAAAGGAGTTGATACCCTTTATAATCTTGAAGTAAGGCGCATCTTCGCCAGCAGCTGACTGTATGATAGCACTCTGACGATCTTCATCTGTGAGGTGACCTAACTGCACAACTTCGTCACCCACCTGCGGAATATCGCTACCACTCGCATAGTCATCTACATTCGTGTTATCTGCAATGTCGACATAGTCAGTACCGACAGCGCTAACTCTTCGATGCCAGTAGTGATTAGACAGCTGACCGCCAGCATCTACCAAGTTGAATGTCTCACACAGAGCGAGGTCATTCTTACGCATAGAGTTGTAAACTCTTCGCCCATCACCGTCCTGCTGAACAAAGTAACACCGCCAAGCACCAGAAATCTTCTCAATACGTGAGATAACAAAGCCACCAGCAGAGTTTACCACCTTACCCTTGATGTGCGAGGTCTTCATAATCTCCACCTCTTCTGCTGTCAGCTTCTTTCGTGCATGGAGATAATCCGTGTCGATATGCCACTGCCCATTGTCATCCTTATAAATGCCAGCACCTGAGCCGTCCTTTACGAAATCATCGCCGAACTCGATACCCTTTAAGAATGTAATAACCTCTTGGGCAGTGTCGGGTTTTAATTTGTTGAGAAAATTTTGACCACCATAACTTTCTATAAGTCGTTGTATTTGTGGAACAGTAAGATTATTTCCTCCAACGCTTGATCCGCCTCCATTACCACTCCAAAGAGAATTAATTTTCTCCTGTATCTTTTGGATGGTGCCAACTGATTTGTCTTCACGAAGAGTTATTTCATATGAAGGTATTTTATCTTCATTTTCACGAATTGTAAGCTGATCTATCGCAATTTTCCCATTGATATTCAAATCGTTGTCATCAAATTGCATAATGTCACCCTCCTTAATTGTATCATGGAGAGACACAATAGTACCAGTTGTGTCGGTAATGGCTTTGTCGTGTTGTCGAGCCATAAAGACATCATCTATCTTTGGTGCGTAGATGTATCTTGTATAGTCGTTCTTGTCAAGATATTCTAATGCGTATTTTAATAGCTTTCGAGAAGCTGCCTCAACATAAGAATCGGGTAGGGGAATGCCTAACAAAACAAAGTGGTCACCTTCTTTTATCAAGTAGTCATTATATGGAAAATAAAGGTTAAGACTTTCGTCCTTAACTCTTTGACAATTAAGTTCCCATCTTCCGTCTCCTAACTTTTTTGCAGAATTAATCTGAAATGTACGTCCTCCACACATTCCGTCTTTCATTGAGATTGTAGGAGTTTCTGTTGAGTTACCAATTAGGTCATTGATGTCAAAATCGATAGCTGACTTTAGATATATATGAAAATTAGGAATGGATGCTCCATCTTTGAAAACACCGTTATCCTCTATTTTATCAGCAGAGTGTACTTCGTCAATCCTAACTCCACCAATCTCCATTTCTTCAATGGTCGGAAAAATCTCCACAAGACCTTCCTGTAAGTTTTCTGTATCGAAATATACTGAGTTTGGACGTACTCCTATCTCTGATACATTTGTAGAGTCTACATACGGACGATACTTGTTTTCTGAAAATAAGTGTGATTTTTCTCCGCTATAAATCCTATTCTTTACATTATTAGGCTGCTCGTCCCACCATTGTTTTAGTGACTTATTAGGAAATCCAGGAAGCATAAGGTGGTCAACTGCCATATTATTTGGCAGGTTGTCTGTTGCGTACGTTTTGTTATCTCTTGGGAAGTTTTCTTTTTTCACCCCTGAGAGAAAAGTGATTCTTTGACCAACTTCAACTGCATTTCCGAAATTTTGAATATCGGTAAGGTCGTTTTGATGACTTGCAAGATTTAACGTGTTATTGTGAGCTGCAAAGAAACAAGTCTTTTCCGAGTTCTTTGCTTTAAAAACAGAGGCTTTTACCTTAAAGCCACCACATTCCATTGTTACTAAATACGACGGTCTACCATCACTTAACTCTTGTAATTGATTATAGAAATAAGCGATTGAGAAGGGTAAGTCAAGATGAGCTTGTATATTATAATTCCCGTCAGAACCTCCCTTAGTTTCTATAGATGATACGGTTGCGAATGCTTGTAAATTAAGCGTTGCGTAATATCTGTTTGGTAGATTCTTAGTAGAACCATACGCGCGCAAACGAGTTGTGATAGCTTGTTCGCTATCAGCATTTTGCTCTATTTGATAGAGTCCTCTTCCTTTCCCATACTCAAAAATCATTGAGGTTGGCAATCCTGCTGTCCCAACAAAGATGTTTCGTCCTCTAACAATAAAATTAACATTAAATTGGCTGTTAACCAATGCCAAAGCACTCCAACAGTTTAATCCATCAGCGGTTATTGAAGTTGATTTTATGACATTGTCAGCAACGCCTGAGCCATAAGTTTTATCCCACACAGTATCTACACACCCACGTTGAACTGAACGTAGCTTATTGCGACTATATATCTTCCATTCTCCACTTCCCCACTGCTCATCGAGATTTGCTTGTATTCTATCAAGTAAATCATCAAGAGAGGAAGCGTAGAAAGAGAATTTTGTTAGCGATGTATAGTGGATATTATTGTCATGCAACACAATATCAAGAAACTCTGTCCTTGCCAATTCGTCTTGCTTTGCGTTAAATTTGACATTGTTGTAAACAAACGCTTCTCCGTGTTCGTTACGCCTTGACTGCTTTATCTTACCTGGGTCGTAATTAATCTCAAAAACCTCACCCCTGTAAGTTAAATAATCACCAATTTTGAAAGATATTGGGGCAGGACTGTTGAAAGTTATAGTCACGAAGCATTCACCCATCCAAGAACCGCTGTATTCAAGAGTCTTAGTGGTTACATCGTTGCCGTTTGCATCTTTCAGAGGACTACCGTCGCTATGTTTAATAATCCATTCGCTCATTATTATACCTTTCTTAATTCAGTAACTACACCACTTGCCGAAATAGGAGTTATGTTGCTTACTGGGTCGTTAACCTTAAATGTAATTGTGAATACAAGAGTATCGCCGTCGCTATCTCTAACAAGTTCAGCCTTATCATTGAGCTTGTCAAAACGAATTTCTCGACGACCTATCTTAGTCCAAGTGCAATACATCGTCATAACTGCACCAGAACCATCCATACCTGTCAGATATTCAACAAACTTCTGTATTTTTGCGTTTGAAGAAAACTTATCCCCTTTGCAGCAAAATTTAACATCCATAGTGTAGGCTTTCAATTTAAGCCCACTGTCTGGTATATATTCATCATCGCCATGCTCATCCATCCAATCTCGCTTTGAGGGGTCTTTTGCCTCAACAAACAGCTTGAAGGGGATGTCTGCACAGTAAATATCAAAGTCGGCAACTGTTTCTTTTACAGTCGAGCCGTTTTTTGTTTTCTGGATATATACCTTATCGTATCTCATATATTTGCAAACTTATTGTGCAAATATACAAAATAACGCATAAATATACAATAGTTAACGAATAAATATACATTATTTTTAATAGGAAAAATATACTGCAATTGTTAAAAAATAATATATTGTATAATTATCATACACAATACAACTTTATTTGTTGTATATTTGCAGTAGAATTAAAATTTTAAAACATGAAGCATAAATTAAAAGAGGTGCTGCCTACGCTTGGCATTTCGCAGAAAGAGCTTGCAAACAGAATCGGCATGACGGAAGTAGGAATGAGTAAACTCATTAATGGAACTACAACTAAGGCTACGTTGAAAAAAATAGCAAATGAGCTAAGTATTGACATGTCCGACATAATGGTAGAAGAAAGTGTGCACAGTGCAAAATATGAAGGCATATTGAGCCTTGGTAATGTAAAAATGGATGTAGCCGTGCTCGAGAACGGGCAACGAATAATTAAACAGGCAGCCGTATTCAAGGCATTAGATAGACCAGCGAGAGGAAATTCCCGTATGATCGGAATCCCCACTTTTATGGATGCAAAGAACCTGCAATCATATGTAAATGAGGATGTTAAGGATGTGATCAAGAAAGTGGAGTATTTAGACACGAAAGGTACTTCTCAACAGGGTTTCGATTGCCTGATTTTACCTACAGTTTGTGACCTATACCTAAAGGCGAGGGAGGATGGGGTATTGCTTCCAAATCAATCTGACACAGCGAGAAAGGCTGAGATACTTGTCCGTTCACTTGCAAAGGTTGGTATTATCGCCATGGTCGACGAAGCAACTGGATATGACAAAGAAAAATCAAGAGCAAAGAATGAATTGCAGAAATTTTTTGCAACATTCTTGGTTGAGGAAGCAGCAAAATGGGTGAAGACTTTTGATGACTCATTTTTTGAAGACTTGTATAAAATGCGAAAATGGAATTGGGATAAAACGACAAAACGCCCGGGAGTTGTTGGGACATGGATAAAGGAAATCGTCTATGATAGGCTTGCACCCGTACTTCCCGAACTTGAAAAAAGAAACCCGAAGAACGGGAACGGGAACCGCAACTATAAACATCATCAGTTTCTTAGTAGGGATGTTGGATTACCAAGGCTTAAACAACATTTAGAGGCAGTACACGCCATTGCTGTTATATCTAATTATGAATGGAACCGTTTTATCGTAAATCTCGACAAAGCATATCCAAGGAAATATCAGGAGCTATACCTTTTTGATGAGTGACAAATCTTAAAATATTTGAAAAGTTTAACAGAAAACTTGTGCGTTTAAGATTTATGTGGTATATTTGCAGCGTTCAATAAATGGTGATAATATTCACTTCGCAGGGCAAGCGATTAATTGCTCAATCAGTGTTGAGCATTTTTTATGCTCAATGGTAAGATATAGGCGGTTGCCTTTTGCGTACAAAATTTGCTCTCCGGGGTGAATACCATTTGTTGAACAGCGCAAAATGGCGACCGCTTTATTGTTGCCTATAAAATAAAAATGTTCAACAAATGGTAAATCAAATTTCAGTCCTAAAACAGACAGAATTGTGCGGACAGCAATTTATGGTGTATGGTTCAGTACAAGAGCCATTGTTCTTTGCACAAGACGTAGCAGCTATGCTACAACTGACAAATGTTTCTGATATGGTGCAAAGAGTAGATGATGATGAACGGTCTAAGTTCAACTTAGGTCGTCAAGGAGATGGTTGGTTTCTCACGGAAAACGGATTATATGAGGTCTTGATGCAATCACGCAAGCCAATCGCCAAGCAGTTTAAGAAAGGTGTTAAGACTATTCTTAAAGAAATCCGCACCAATGGCGGCTACCTTGCCACCACACAGGAGGACACACCAGAGCTGATTATGGCACGTGCGTTGCAGGTGGCGCAGGCAACGATTGAAAAACACAATGCAAGGATTTTGCAACTTGAAGCAGAAAATGTAGAAAAGAGCAAAGCAATCGAACAAGCTGAGGAACAAGTTGTTCAGTTATCTGATGCAGTAGCTTCAATGAAGCCTAAGGTCGATTATTGTGATATTATTCTGCAATCAAAGGAAACCGTTACCATTACGCAGATCGCACAGGATTACGGAATGACAGCAAAGGCTTTCAATGTTCTTCTACGCAATTTCGGCATACAGCACAAGATTGCAGGACAATGGATTCTTTATGCGCCTTATCTTCCTTTAGGGTATGTGCAGAGCGAATCTATACCAATTACGCATACAGATGGGCGCAAAACAACAAAACTGTTTTCAAAGTGGACACAGAAAGGACGTTTATTCCTTTACGAGGAACTGAAGAAGCACAATGTGTTACCTTCAATAGAAAGAAAGGAGGATGTTGCGTAATGGAAACACAGAAGAATGTCGTGTCACAAAGATTATCTGAAGTCCTCATTAACCTAAATAAGATATTCCTTGACTGTGAAGATGAAGTAACACTCTTGTCACAGAATGGAGCTAATCTCGAAAAGTTCCTTGATGAGTTTTCCGAAGACTTTTGCAAAATTGAGAATAAGGTTTCAAATCTTATTGCCGTTTCTGCTGTTTTCAATGCGCAGAAAATAGCAGAAAAACGCTGTGATTTGTAATTGCATGGTAAAACGTTTGTAAAGATGTAATATTCTTATTACCTTTGCAGACATATTTTAACTAAAAACGATAAATTATGAAAAAGTATTTACTTTTTTTATTTGTGTTATTATGTTACGCACAGACAAATCTTATGGCTCAAGAGAAGAAATATTACTGTGAAGCAAGATGTGAGCCAAAAATTACAGGAGGATATATTATTTATCTTGATTTTGGCGATATGCAAGGAGAGAGATTTTCGTTTGGGAAAAACAATGATGCAAAACCTATAGACGAACAAGGGAAGGAGATAAATTTTCCCTCTGCTGCAAGCTTTATCAACTGGATGGTAGATAAAAATTGGGAATTAGTTTTTAAAGTGAGACATGAAGCCGCAGGAGGGTTTATCATCTATACATTTTCTAAAATAACATCAAAGGATAAAATAAAAGAAGGGATTAGGCTAAAAAACGACAAATGACATAATGAAAGAGCGGAGAATAAGATTTCTCCGCTCTTTTCTATATAGCTAAGTGTTTTGTACCTCCTTCTTTGGTTACTGACCGCATCCAATCATACATATCATCAAGCCGTCCGTTGCGATACTGTGCAAGGGTTACAAGAGTCGTAAGTTGACTAAGCTGTGATTGTGCAATACCACTTATTTCAGGCATACTTGCAACTGCATCTGCAATTTTTTGGATATTTGGTCTGTTGACAGCTACATCCGCCCTAATAGCATTCAGGTAGCTTGCAATTATATCAGCTGTATTCTCTGTGATACCCTTGATATTGCTACCAGCACGTGACTTACTATCCTTATCAGACCAGCCATATATCTTTTTTAGCACGTCACGTGTCAGTCGAGCCTGTTCCGATAACTCTTTGTATGCTTCAGCTGAAAGTCTATATTCTTCCTCCGTGTATTCAGACGCAACGTCTTTTGAATCATCACCGCCAGTGTGCGTCTTTATGCTACCATCTTTTGCAACGTACTTATTACCTTTCTCACTTCCGCCTCTTTTCGCATTTTCCTCGTTGAGCTTTCTGAGTTGGTCGCTATATTGATTGGCAATCATTCCATTGAGAATAGCATTTCTCATGTGCTTCTCGAAGTTGTCAGCAAAGTCTTCATTTGTAGAATCGAGGTCGTTAAGGAGGTTCGCCCACTCAGATTTAAGCGTACTCAAATCCATATCTGTAATAGACTTTGCGATTTCATCGGTAATCTTCTTAACCTCGCCTTCTTCACCCTCTATTTCGATAAGCCTATTAAGATATTCTTTTGCGGTAGAATCTATAGTTGCCCAAGTTCCAGCATGCTCGTTTCTGTATCTCTCCAAAAGTTTACCATCAAGCAAGTGAAGTTCCTGTGCTCCAACCGTTTCAATGTGCTCTCCATTCTTACCTCTATGGTTCCATCCTATCTCTTTAAGCCACTTATTAAGGTTATTAGCAAAGTCAGACACCTTCACCCTGTTTCTATACCCTCCTCGACGTTCTTTTGCCTCAGTCCAAAAATAATACGTGCGTCTTAATTCTTGCGCTTCTGTTTGAAGATTATTTTTTATCTTATCTCCATATATCTGAGATTGTGAGCCATAAGAAGAAGATACCTTTTCACGAAGATTACCATTTATCTCCTTAACAGAGTTCTGAATATTCTTCAAATATTCCGCTTGTCTTTCGTAGGCTTTCTGCGATGATGTCTTTTTACCCCATAAGGATGTAAAGATGCTTATAGCACCAGCGGCTACTGCGGCATAAGGACCAGCTGCCCCGATAGCTTTACCAATAGGAGAATCAGGGCCTGCTAACTGTCTTATGTTGTTAAGACCTCCAGCAACATTTGAAGCACTGTTAAATGCTTTACCTGCTATTTCAGCACCTTCTCCAATTCCTTTGTTACCGAGAGCCTCAAATAAATCAACTACTGGCTGCAGTACTGTTTGTAAGGACTGGAAACCATCAGCTATAGCCTTAATTGACGTATCGAAGCCTCTAAACACATTAGCCTGCGCCTCATCAAGGTCTGCATCTGAATACTTATTGTCTTTGCTAACCTTTAACCCAACCGAACGTGCCTTTTGAGCGTCAATAGTGTACTGCCCATTTTTATCCTTACTTCCATTGCGAATAGAATCAATAGCCTTAACAATATCATAGCCCTTGACTATAGAAGAGAATGGGTCACTCTTCTCAAATTGTTCATTTAGCTTTGTAAGAGCTTCGTTGAGTTTACTTCTCTCGTCATCTGACAGATTACCTGCATCAAGTCTTGTTTCAATCTCCCTCTTAATACGGTCAACAACCCCACTTGACATCGCTCCAAGATTTCCAAGGGCAACGCTCCAACCAGTTTCTCTCTGCATTTGCTTAAAAGAAAGGTCGTTGTTTTCACGAGTTGTCTTCTTGCGGAGATTTAATTCCGCTTCAGCAAGAGTATCGTTGCTTATATACTGAGGATTATCGCTTGATAATTTGTTTCGCTCTCGTAGACGTTCAATTTGTTCATCAAGTCTTCTGTTATTAAACTCAATTTGGGCAGCGTAATTATCCTCGAACTCATAACCTTTTGACAAATCTTCAGCGATTTCAGAATCGAGATTCGCCCGTTCTTTCTTATAATCAATAAGAGTTTTTACTAATCGGCTTTCTTTTCCGAACTTCTCCTCAATATCCGCATCTGTCATAGCAAGCACGCCCTCCAGACCATCAGGACCGAAATCAACTCGCTTTGTACTTGCTGTAACAAGAACATTGCCAAGCTCCATTTTGTCTTTATCACTTTCTGGCACACTGTTATCGACAAATGTTTTTGGAGTAACCTTCTTGCCTTGCAAGCTATTTAGCGTATCACGTAGATAACCATAATAGCTCCCTTTTCCTGCACGACTTACATTATAGGAACCAAAGGCATACTCGGCAGCAGCAGCACTCGTTGTAAACTTTGAAAGCTTCTGGTAAATATCATATTGCTTTGATAATAAGTTAAGTTGCTCATTAAGAGATTTAACTAACCTTTCTGCGTTGATAAACTCAAGATCTGCCTCTTTCTTTGCTGCTTCTGTACGTGTTTCTGCAAGAAAATTGCGCTGGTCCTCAGTTTTTGCAAGTTTCTTATATCCTTCTACAAGTTTCGATAAATTTCCTGCTAAATTTTCTGGGTCAGTGTAAGTTTTGCTTATACTACCGAAACGCTTATCGTTACGAAGACGTGTCTTTGCATCCTCTTTGCCCTCAATGTTACGCCATTTATACCACGTTTCGTAATATTCCTCAAGCAATTTCTTGCGGCTTTGCCAGCTACGGAGTATTTCACGCTGACGACGTTCCTCAGCCCTCCTTGCTTTTTCGGCAGCACGCTCTGCTTTTCTTTTTGCAGCTTCAGCTGCTTTACGAACTTTCTCCTCCTTTGTGTTATTCTTTTTTGTTATACCAGTAGCTTCTCCAGCATAAGAATAACCGATAACTTCCTTAAATGCAGCACGAACTTCTGTAAGAGCATCATAATATGCTTTAGATGCAATCTGTCCTCTTTGTCTTACAGCCGAGTTGTAAGTTTCAAGGCTCTTATCCACAGCCTCTTTTGCCTTTTTCTCAACTTCGTCAGGAGAGCTTCCACCATTAGACCATTGTTTGTAATAAGCATTCCCATTTGTGGAGAATTGGGTTGGATGTGAGCCTTGATAGTCTCGACGTAGGAGTATCGAATTGCCAGAATATTTTGGCTTTCCTAAATAGAAGTCATCAAGGACACCTTGCGTAACAGACTTATCACCAACCACGTGCATATACACGTTAAAGGAGAAGTCCCTACTACTAATCTTCCTCTGTATCTCGTCAGCATTACCCGGCCATGTCGCCCTAAAGTGTTCCATCGCCTTATCAGTTGCCTTGCGTATATCGTCTTGTGCAGCCTTTGTCAATGGTTGACCAGAAGCGAGTATTTGGCGAGTTGATTCACTAATACGACTTGCAGCATCTTTTGCCATATCCTCAGCAAGGGAAGGAAACTCCTTGAGACCCATAGCTTGGTCAAGCTTCATGTCAAAGTATGCCCCTTGCACAACATCAAGATTGTTAGCATTCTTCCAAGCATCTTTTAACATACGGTAGGTGGCTTGCTCTATAGGGGATTTAGTGAGGTTTTCAAACTTGCCTGACAAACTATTTGCAAAATCAGCTATGTTTGCATCAAGGTTTCTACTATCACTATTAGCTCGCACAGCGTCACCTACGAATTTAGAAATATCGGTCCCAAAAGTTCCACGGTAACTTATAGACGACATATTTATCGCCGTCTCTTTTACTTGAGAAAGCGTTTGATAGAGTGTTAACCCATTCTTGTTGGCCTCTAATATTATGTCGGCAAATTTTTTAAAATCGCCACTAACATCACTCTTTGACTTCAAGTCTTGCGCTTCTTTAACAAGTTGCGCCATTGACATTTTAGAAGTTGTAAGGCTTAATGCTTGTGCGCTCTTCTCTAAATCCTCAAGATTTGTTTGGATTGACTCTCTGAATAAACCTTTAGATGCTTCTTCAGCATCCGCCATAACGCTCTTCATTGCTTGTGCTTTCTCTGCGGCACGTGCGTACAGGTCAGTGTATTGGCGAAGATACTCTAATTGCTTACTCGGGTCTCCTTTCGATTTTGCGGTTACATCAATAATAATAGAGTCATATCCAGAACCTGCCTTATCTTTAAGGATTTCTTTCTCCTTATTGATTTGCTCGGCAATATCAGAAACAGACATTTTTACATTGATAGGATTATCCTCAATGTACTTTCGCAAGTCATCGTAAGTCTGCTTTGTGCTTTGTGCAATCGAATCGGAAACTTGCTTAAGTTCTTCATCAGATTGCATTAAGCTTGTAAAAAGCATGGTAGCACCAGTGATAAGAAGGCCAGGCAAACCACCGATAGCTGTCCAGAGTGTTGTGCCGAGAGAAACTGCTCCTGCCTTCAGCAAATTAAATGCAGCCATTCCACGTGTAGCAAAATTTTGCCAGAAACCAGCGGTAAAGATTCCGCTGATCTGAGCCTTAAGCATACCAAAGCGCGCGGCAAGAGTAACCGTTTGTCTCTGCTGAGCCAAGATGCCAGAAATCTGCTTATACTGCTCTGTTGTTATTTTTCCTGATAAGTAGGCTCTCTGTAAATCGGTGGATGTTATCGCTTTTGAAGCCGCGAGGATCTTTAAGTCTTCGGATGTTATTTGGCGCTTAGTATTTAGAATACGCTGCTCTTCAACACTTAATTCGTTAGTTAAAGCCTTTTCTTGATATTTAGCTGCTAATGATTGCTTAGAAGACAAAAAATTCTCTGCAAATCCTCCGCTTATTGATGTGCTAAGCTTTTTTAATGCAAATCCTGAAAAAGCAGCAAGTAGAATTGGACCGAATTTATCAATAGATTGAACAAGGGTAACGGCTCCATTGATAGCAGTCATAAAGAAACTGCCAACAGCACTCTTGCCATCAGCAAACTTACCAAGCATGATGTCCCATGCGTCAATAAGCTTGTTCCAACGCCCAAGAAGGGTGTCTGATAATACATACTGCATATTATAGAACTGACCACCCTCATCGGTCAATTTCTTTATAACCGTATCTACATCATCAAACGAAACCTCACGTTTGGTAATCATATCACGAATATCCTTCGTGGTATAATTATTCTTACCATTTTTACCAGTTTCATTGTATAAATCGGTTATCTTCTGCAATAATGGCAAACCAGCGTAGGCAAACTGCCTAAGTTCCTTACCATCAAGCCAGCTACGTGACTTTACCTGACCATAAGCAAGTCCTAATCTCTCAAATGAAACGCCAAGACCAGACGCGACGTCGGCAAGCCTTTTCGTAGTATCATAAAGACTGTCTGCCTCTACTCCAAAAGCCGCTAACTGCTTAACGTCCCTATTCAACTCTCCAAATTTGAATGGAGACTCCAACGCTAACTTCTGCGTCTGAGCAAACAACTCATCAGCTTTCCTTTCATCACCAATGATATTTCTTAAAGCGATATGTTGCTGAGCAATCTCACCACCAGTTTGAATAATAGAGTTGGCAAATTGTTGCGCACCATAAACGATACCACCTTGCAACAAAAGGCTTTTCATATCGTTCATGATACCATATGTCTTACTTGCTGCATCATTAGCTTGTCGGAAGGCTGAAGCTAAATCTCTTGCTGCACGTGCATTAGCCTCGACAGCTTTTTCTGACTGTACAGCAGTCTCCTTGTACGCCTTTAAGGAGGCATTCGCTTCCTGAATAGACCTTGCACCATTTGAAAAGACAGCTTGAATACGATTCCCATCAAGGAGTTTATTTCCATCAATACTGTTAAGGGTACGTAAATACCCTTGCAGCTTATTCAAGGACGACATCAGGTTTGCATCCTTCATAAAATTAGGAATAGCTTTTATTTGATTGATGGCGTCCGATGTCTTCCTTATTTCGCTTCTGAGGCGAACTATTCTTGTAGCGGCTCCATCAACAGCATTCGCCATTTTGAGCATTTCCTTTAAAGGACCTTCCCCATTCAAATCATTAGCTTCGCGAAGTTTTGCCGAGAGTTTGCGAATGGAATCTGTTGCCTTGTTAACAGATATATCCATATTCACAAACTTGGTTATTATATTGTCAAGTTCTTTTGACGTATTATCCCGAACTCCAAGAGAAAAACTTAAATCTCCTAAATTACCGTCTGCCATACTCTATTATCCTTTATCTTATTGTTTAATATCATTACTGAAATAATCGTTAAGGGAAATCTTCTGCCCAACACGTGATTTCTTATGTCTCTTCTCCCACTCCTCTGTCAGCTCGTCAATCTCAGCCTTGCTTGCATGCTTACCCTTATTATCTTTTAGATAAACTATTGTCGGCTGGTCAATCGCCATAAGGTCAATCTGAGCTGACGTATAGCCCCACCAATAATCGTATGCACGGATTCCGAAACGTCGCTCAAAGAGAAATCCAAACTTCTCAGCTAAGCTGTACGCTCCTCCCCAGCTTGTTCGGCTTGGATATGCTCTGCTTCCGCTTTCGTCATCGTCATCATCGCATCCGTCATTGCGGTCGCTAATATGGTAGTGAGTTGAAATGCTGCTGATTGTATTTTTTTTTTAGCAATATTAAGAACACCCAAAACCTCCCATACGTCAAGGTCAATGATGTAATAGTAGTATCGCCACAAGAGCCAATAGAAAAAGCGTATCTTCCAGACGTTGTTGAGCTGTACAACTGCACACTGTTTGATGCGTTTCTTCCACTCGTTTTTCTCTTTTAATTCAATATGAGTAAACTTTCTCGTTGTACCCTTATGAAGCCAACCAAGCATCCTCTTTTTACCTCTGAAAGTATATTCTGTCGGGGTTTCGTTTAGAATGTCATCAAGGACTTCTTGAAGCTCTACACTTGGCTGTTCTATCTTCTTTGTTGCCATGTTCTTTTAATTAGTAAAGGGCGACGGCTCTCTTGTGAAGCCAGCCGCCCTTGCGTTGTTGTTATCCTAAAAATTAATACCTATTGAGATTCAGCTTACGCCTTCTTCAACCATGCGATAGAAGGCTTATCACCAATCTCAAGCGTACCAGTAAGACCGATAGCATAAACCTTACCATCATCGAGCATTGGCTTAGCCCAAAGAGAGACACCAGAAAGAATCATGATATTCTCCTGTGCGTCGTCCTCGATGATAAAGGTACCGGTAATCTTGTGCTTGGTTGGAGTGAGTGCCTGACCCTTATAATTTGTACTACCGATAGTTGCCTGAACGTTGTCTTTAACAGCATCCTCTCCGTGTGCCCATTTCAAGACATCTGCATGCTTTGTTGGAACAGTGAAAGAAATCTCGAAGTCTCCGATTTCAGCAGTTGACTGCCAGTCACCATTCATACCGATCACTTTGTAGTGGGTTAATGATGGGTCACCTTGCTCAATCTTCAAAGAATCAACCTTTACAGGTATATCAAGCTCTGGAGCAAGTGCGATAGCGGTTGCGCTGCTAAGGTCTACAGCTGCCTTCTGGTACATAAGAGATGAAGGTCCAGAAAACATGTCCTTCAATTCTGTTTTCTTTTTTAATGCCATAATGTTATACTTTTAAGTGTTAAAAATTAATTTACTTTGTCCTTAATTGACCTTGTATGAATGTTACATGAAATCCTGACTTATCACTCGTCTGTAGGGTTATCTGTGGATTGTTTATCTTGAAATCATTAGTATTGATAGGGAATAATTTTAGAACAGCATTCACCTTTTCATCCATCTTCTTTATATCCATGCTATTCGGATTACTCGCAGACGCAATATCTCTTACATAGATTTCCAAAACGATAGAAGTGGAAAAATCATTATACTCACCACGTTCCCCTAACTCGTTGTTATAAACAGCAGAAGGAAGATTAATGACGATATAACTATCAGGTCTATCAGTGACCGAAGATGGTCTGTCTTGATAATACCCCTTGTCGCAGATACCATTTACTGATTTTGCTATTCCGTAGTATAATGTCTTCAAACTTACCATATCACATAGTTCTATAATACCGTTCAACATAGTCACGAATACCAGTAAGCACACTGTGACCGTTTAGTTCCTCTACATACGAAGCGTATTCAAGACCTGTTGCAACAATGATAGTCCAAGAATTGTTCTCAGCAGGCTTAAGTCTAAATCTTAGAAGATTATCCGTCGATTGTGGGGTTTGCCCTCCAAAACCAACACGGCCTACATAAGAACTGTTCTTTACTGTTTCCGCATAACGAGACGGTGCTCCACCATAATAGTATGGGAGATTATACTTTTCTCCTTTAGCAAGCGTATCTCTTGTAGGTGCTTTGCCTCCATCAGCATGCACTATGCTTACGAGATTTGATTTGTAATATACACCTACTGCTATGGAGTTAAACAAGTTTCCTGTAATATCATAGAACTTGACATATTTACCTACATTCGATGCAATCTTAGCTGCTGCTCGCTCCATCTTCGCCAGCATCTTTTCGTAAACTTCGTTATTAATTTTCTTTACGATACGCTGCTTAAATGCTTCCGCTATGTGATTATCGCTTACTGCCATACATCAAACTCTTACTAATTCCCAATAAACAATGGTCCTATCGTTATCAGGTTCACTATCCCTTACACGCCCCTCTTCGGTATTACAACCAATTATAACATGAATTGTGTCGCCATCAAGGGGCTGTCTATTAGCTTCCCATTTGTCATATCTGACAGGTATAGAAACCTTCCTCTTATTAACGTCAACTTTACCCATGCCATTGGTAGTTGTGTCGGTAAAGGACCGACCCTTGCCGTCGTAAAGCACAACTTCCTTCTTCTCTGTCTTTGTATGAGGAGTAGAAGTGGTGTTCGTTGCGAATGGGTCTTCGCTGTCAAGCTCACTTTCGTTCACGACAGATACTTGAATGTCTTTCAGACGCACAATCTTAATGACGTGAGGATAACGAGGATTATTTACCACTTCTTTTCTCATAATCAGAAACGAATTATATGTGGAAGTGGATTGCCAGAAACATCTATATTTGCTCGCATAATACCACCACTATTAATCCTGAATGTTGACTTCTTCCCAAAAACAGACTCTGGCTCCAGCTTCTTATAAATGGCATTAGCTTCGCTTTTCAGCTCCTTAATGTCATCTTGAGTGAGTTGATAACCGCCAGACGAGTGAGTCCATCCATTATCAGTATCAGAAGTGTTATTAACCTTACTTGGACCAAGAACCATCCATTTCAAAAAGTCAGCGTATGCAAGTCGAACTTTGTCCATGTCACAATCAATGATTGGAGTTGATTTCTCAAACCCTCTATCAATGAAAATTGGATATAGTGCATCGACAGGCACTTCAAACTTAACCTTTGCAAGGATATAATCCTCAATCGTGTAGGTCTTTCCTACTTCTGATACTGAATCCATACAATTACAATTTAATTGTTACGACATTAGTCTGCTGTATTAATGTCGATAATATAGTGGTTAGGGAAGTTGACGAGAGCAGGGCAGGCAGCCAACATAACGTCAGTGTGCCACTCCTTGAAACGTCCGTTATCCACAGTAGTGTTTGCAACAAGAGAAAGACCATCGTTACCATGAGCAAAAACAGTAGTGATAGCACTTGCGCCATACTTCTTAACCATTTGCTCATCAAGGATTTCCTTGTACTCAAACTCAACTGCATCGCCTGCTGGACGAAGAACGGCGGTACCATCCTTCCAACCCTTTACAACCTCCTCCTTGGTATGGGTTTTGTTGTGTTCTTGCTCAACAACAATCTCGATAGGAGAAACACCCTCCAAGTCAACAACAGCCTTGTTCCATTCAGAAGCAACAACAGGAATTTCCTGTGTAGAGGCAAGGTAGTTCAGCTTGCGATAGTTTGAAACGAACTCGCGAACTTCCTTGTTCTTCAAGAAGATGTTGTAGAAGTCGTTGCGAGTCATCTGCCACACCATTGGACCAGAATAGTCGCCCATTTGATGACGGACCTTTTCCTCCAATATGCGCATCTGGGTGAGCAATTTACAGTCTGCGTCAGACCATGCCTTTACGCCAGCTTTCAAGAAGTTCTCGGCAGGGACATCAGCCTCGTGGAGAGGTAGCTGAATACCCATACCAATATTTGAGTAGTCGAGCTTGGCTGTTGAAATCAGCTGAGCGGTCATGAAGTTCATTGTCGCATCAACTGCGTTGAAACGATCCTGTAAGTTCTCTACATAGCTTGCGATAATGTCTGCATCATTGCCGAACTGCTCGAACATCTTCACTTTGTAGTTACGTTCTGAAGCGGTCTCTACGAAACCTTCTGCAATGAAGTCAGGGATAGAAGCCGTGTAGGATTTAACACCTGTGTTCTCACCCTGATTGCTGTCACCGAGTGGCGAACGAAGGTCCATTAAACGAGGAGCTTTCAATTTGCGAGCCTTGACATTAAACGAAGCCGTGCCGTCGGCAGCTGAAGGGGTTTGATTCATAGCCTTACGTCCCTGCGTCTTATACCAACCGTAGTTAGTGTAGAACAACTCACTGTTGTCGATGAATGTTTGTAAGAAACGTGAGTTTTCTGGACTTGCAAAGAACCGTGCGTATCGTGAATCGTCAAAATTATATTTTGCCATATCTTAAATACTGATTTAACTGTTAGACATTAGAGTGAGAACCAACCTTGAACTCGACTTCGGTTCAATGCAAGTACACCTGCTGGAATAGGAGACATCTTAGTCTTATAAAGAACAGTGCTGTCGTTTGCAAGGCAAGGTGTAAACAGGTAGCGAGCACCATCGAATTTATTAGTTGCTGACGCTGGGTCATAAATGCAGTCGTAGTCACAAGGAGCGTAACAGTTAGGATTTGTAACAACACCCTTTGCGCCTGCACCAGCCTTATCAGCTTCAACAAGGATAGCTCCCTTTGCTGCTGTCACAGCTGCGCTTACGGTAAGCTTCCAAACATCGCCTTCTGCGCTATCCTTAGTGCTTTCAACAGCAGTTACAGTAACGCCTGTACCGGTGCCACTAACAGTGCTTGGAGCAACCATAAGAATATCACCTACGAAAGGAATGTGACGGAAACCATCACGCTTAATGAGTACCTCTGTTGTTGATGCAGCCTTTGCAACCTCATAAGTCTTTAATACCTTAATAGTTGCACCACCTTCAACTTCAATGCCTGGATTGTACTCCAAAAGGTCGCCTGCAAAAATCTTCGCACGACCCTTGAAAGGATTTGTCAGCACACCACCGATTGTTGGATAAACAAGACCGTTTTTGGCACTTGACTGCAACTTAACGAACACGTTACGACTGCCGCCAATCTCACCTTTAGCCTGAATCAGAACGCTACCAGTGAACACTCCTCCGCCAAGAATCCTTTGCTGATAAAAATCAAATTCTGTCATTTTGATTAATTTTAATTGTTAAACTGAATACTTTTACTCGGTCTTTGGGCGGTATCTGCCAACAATTCCAGAAACATCGCTCCAATCTTCTTTCTCTTCCTTTCCGCCAACGTTTCCACCTGCGTGAGGTTTACCGACTTCTACTCCTGCCTCCTTAATGTCGGCATTGTAGAGTTTCTCAGCTTTCTCGATAAGAGAAGTGATGTCTACGTCCTCATCTGGAATGTCAAGCTTTCCCAAAGCTGATTTAGCAAAAAAACTGTTAAATTTTAACCCTGCTTTCTCAAACTTCTCCTTCAGACCGTTTCTGACAGACTCTCTTGTAGCGTTCTTCGCTCTCTCGGCCTGTTCTTGCTTGCGAGCATTACGTTCTGCATCAAGCTCGGATTTAAGTTCCTTTACTAACTTCAACGCTTCACTGTCGTTGTCGTTTCCGCTTTCTTTTCCCTTCTCACCGTTGCCATCCTCCTTACGCTTTTTTTCAGCATTCTCCTTGTACTCCTTAACCTCTTTCGAGACGTCGGCGTGAAGATTGCCGTCCATGCGTTTCAGACGATTTGTTAATTTTGATACTAACTTGGCGTTTGCCTCCTCATTGTCACCAAAATCATCCAGAACATCATCAAGTTCTTCATTGATGGTTCGCTCACTAAGTTTCAACTGGGTGCTTCCCAATTCTTTTGTTACTAATTCTCTGAGTTCTTCTCTATTCATTAGTGTTATCCTGTTGATTAATCGTTGCAGAAGAAGGACTCGAACCTTCGACCTGTTGATTATGAAACAACTGCGCTACCGCTGCGCCATTCTGCGAAATATTTGAATATATATACAATTTGAAAGCAAAAATATGTATAAAAAATGAATATTCCAAATAAAAATGTATATTTTTGCAAATAATATTGTATATTTATACTATTTACGGTTGAATGGAAAAACTTTCAGGATTAACATTACATAATGGTGATAAGGTTTATACACAGGAATACGTGCAATTCTTGCGTGACGCTGACCGTAAATCTCCAGATAAATTGAAAATCATTGCGCAAAAAGGGGCGCAAGAGAGGATATTGTCGGTAGACGCTGATATTAAGATAATAGGCGGAAGTCGAGGCGGTTCAAAATCGTTCTCATCTCTGATGGAAACACTAAAAGATATACGTAATCCTGATCTTCACGGGCTTATACTTCGTAAGGAAAAGAATGACCTTGATTCTCTCATTTCTGATTCGTATAAAGTGTACTCACAATTTGGAACATACAACAAGTCGCAGAATGATATGACTTGGAATTTCCAAAATGGAGGTTGGTTGAAATTCTCATACTACGCAGGTGCTTATCAAGATTTCAAGGATAGATTTCAGGGAAGACAATATGCATATATAGCTGTCGACGAGGGTACACAGATAGAATACAAGAAATTCAAATATCTTTTAACTAACAATCGTAATGGTTCACATATTAGAAACAGATTTTGGATAACTTGCAACCCTGACCCAGAAAGTTGGGTAAGAAAGTTTATTGACTGGTGGGTTGACGAAGATGGTTATATATATCCAGAAAGGGACTGCCAGATACGATATTGCTATATGGATGGAGACAATCCTAACGACATCTATTGGGGAAACACAAAAGAGGAAGTTTATGAACAGTGTTCAGATGTTATAGATGGGCTTTTTAATGATGATTATAAAAATGCTGGCTTATCTAAATTAGACTTCATTAAATCAGTTACTTTCATAAGGGCTGATTTGTCAGAAAATGTAAAATTGCTCTCCACAGACCCTTCCTATCTTGCTAATTTAGCTCAGCAGGGAGAGGAACAACGTATGCGTGACCTAAAAGCAAACTGGAATTATAAGGCAGCTGGAGATGACATGGTAAAGATTGAGGATTTGGAGGGTATTTTCAATAACTCTATGCAGCTTGATGATGAAGTACATAGAGCCTCAGCCGACATTGCATTTACTGGTGGAGATAACTTTGTGATGTGGCACTGGGTTGGAAGGCATACAAAGGACTTGATTGTTATGCGTCTTGATTCAAAAACAATAGTGTCAGTTGTACAGTCGAAATTACGTGAGTGGGGAGTTGAGGAAAGTAATTTCACCTACGATATGCAAGGTATTGGACAATACTTCAAGGGCTTTTTCCCTAACGCTGTACCATTTAACAACCAAGCTGCGCCAATTGCCCTTAATAGGAAAGAAGAAGAAGGGATTAAGTATTTATACAAGGACTTAAAATCGCAGTGTGCCTTTATGTTTTACACAGAGATAAAAGAAAGGGGCATATCTATTGAACCTGCTTTGCTTGATAGAAAGTTTAGCGGTAATGGCTTCAAAAATGTCCCACTTAGACAAATACTAATGAAAGAGAGAAAGTCGCTTAGACGCGACGAGACTGGCTCCGACAGAGGGTTCAAGTTGCTCCCCAAAAAACTTGCAAAAAAATACGTAGGGCATTCTCCTGACTTCTGGGAGAGCTGGTTCTATATCGAAATATTCAGATTAGCAAAGAAGAAACATAAAAAGATAAAAGGATTATGGATGATTTAACGATTAATTACAGAGAGGTGTTAAGTAAAGACCCATGGTGGAGGGTTGTCCCACGTGGGTATCTGAAACATGGTGTTGGAGAAACCAGAGATGACTCCAATTATATTGGCATACAAGAGGACCATCTCTATCGCATCCCATTAACTCAGGCTGATTTCCTTAGAGAGTATTACCCATCGTCACACTCTATCTTTGACGAAGTCAAGTACCCTGACATTTACAAACACGACCCAGACACAGATAAATGGTACAAGCAACCAATCATGAGAGTTTCTTTTGCCTTTCAGCAGGTCATTGCAACAAAGCACATATTACACCTTACAGGTAATGATATGCAATTTGAGATTGCGGATGGTGCCGTGGATGATACAAAAGAGGAAGAATATCAGCGTAACTTGATTAAATTTAGGAAATGCTGGATTCTCTCTGGTATGGAAGTTAGAACCTTCGAGGCTGTACGTTCACTGATGATTACTGGCGATACCGCAATTGTTGGCTACTTCAACAAAAATAAGTTTGGTGCGAAAACACTGTCATATCTAAATGGGGACACGTTATACCCTCACGTAGATTCCATCACTGGCGAATTAGAACTCTTTGCACGCAGATACTATGACTACGATGAAGATGGTATTGAGAAAACAGAGTATGTTGAAGTCTGGGATAACGAGAATATATATCGCTACAAACGTAGCGTTAACGAAAAAGGATTTTCTGCATTACTTAAAAAGATATTCAATCTTGATGGCTTTGAACTTATTTCTACAAAGAAGCATGGTTTCTCATTCTTACCAGTAGCATACTTCCGTAACAACGATGGACCGTGCTGGCACTCTGTCCAAAAAAACATCGAAGATTACGAGGAGGCATTCTCTTATCTTTGCGAGAATAACAAAGCGTTTGCCTTCCCTATCATGTATGTGAAAGGCTCTGGAGATGATATTAAAGTCGTGGGTGATACAGATGGTGCTGCAAAACTTATACAAATGGCAGACAAGGACGACGATGCTGGCTTCCTTAACGGCACGGACGCTTCAAATGCGTTTGCAACACAGCTCGACAAGTCATACGAACTTATCTACGAATTGAGTTTCACCGTTAAACCGCCAGAGCTAAAATCAGGAGATTTGCCGGGTGTTGCACTAAAGTTGTTATACTCTCCTGCTCTTGAAGCTGCAATGAATGACGCTCAAATGCTTCAGCCATTTGTTGACAAACTTGTTGAGATGGTAAAGTTTGGCGTTGGTTTTGAGGAGAATCAAACTGCTACATATATGGACCTACCAATCAATGCGTGGATTTCTCCATACATACACAGTAATTCAACTGAAATCATTACCAATTTGGCTACTGCTGTTCAGAACAAATTTATTTCACGGCAGACCGCATCTGAACGCTGCCCTGACTTCCCTAAGAATGATGAGTATGCACGCATCATCGCAGAGGAAAAAGAAAAGCAACAAATGGACTTGCTCACCCAACTTGAAGTGCAGGACCATCAAACCGAGAACGCTATTGAACAGGAAGAAGCGGCTGCACGTATCAACCACAATAAAGGTGGTAGCGATATTAACCAACCAAAGGGCGGTAAAAAGGGAAGACCAAACAGGTCTGGGAAAGAGTGGGATAAGAATGGTAATTTCTTAGGCGAATCTAATTGGGATAGTTACAATAAAAAGAAGTAACACATGAGCGAAATAATTTTCACACAAACGTTTCAGCGTAAGGCAAAGGATTACGGCTTGGCAAGAGCAGAATACCTTTGCTACGCTGCAATGCGTGCAGCAGGTATTGGTATCAATGACGCATGGAACATGGCTTTTCAAAACACGGGACAGACGTGGGATAAAAACCGCCTTAAAGCGGAGCAACAGAAGCTCGAAGGACTTGACGGAGTGCAAAGATTCATTGCTGATATAAAGAAAGTGAACGGAGGAGGCGAAGGAGACGATATGTCTGCCGATGACCTTGCAAAGGCAACATCGAAGGAAAAGATTTTGTCCGACCTCCTGAAAGCAAGAGCACTCACGAAGGCTTCATCAAAGGAATGGATTGATATTACAGCCAAGATTGCTGATTATGCACGTATCAAGCAGGACGAAATAAAGGAGGAGGATAGCACAATCCATTACTTCATACCCGTCAATTATCCTACATCGTGTAAGGAATGCTTGATATTTCAGAATGGTAAAAACATCTATAAAAAATAAATAAAAAATGCCCAGTAAGATATAATTCTTTACTGGGTATTTTCCCTTTTATGAGTAGATATATTTACAAAAAACGCGATATTCTTTGTTTCATTCTTTGTTTCGTTTTTGTTTCAAAGTAACAAAACACACCATTGTAAAATACATATATACAGATAGTTATATCGCCTAATCTTTGTTTCCTTTTTGTTTCATTCTTTGTTTCAGTTACATTTTTAACTAACAAATAAAACTATACAAATAGCACTACATATTCTATGTATCGTCATTTGAAAGAGCTTTCTCGTTGAACAAAAACTCAACCCCACAGACGCACCGATGGTGCGCTGGTATTAGCATACCTTCACTCATACGATGTGGACGGCTCGCAATCTCATCACAAATATCACATGGGTATGACGAGTTTCTATACGTCCTATACCCTACCGCATTTATTGACCTGCCATACTCTATTTCCACCTGTCCCCACGATAGGTTTATTGTATTCTGCACGTTTCGTATGATATTCTCATAGGAAGCAGCATACACTCCCTGTCCTCTGTGTGGGATAGTCATAGCATATTTACCTTCACGCGAAGCCTTTGTCATAACAGAGTTGTTATATGGGTCTTTGTAGGATTTTCTGACAGCACCAATGATTTTGTTTTCATCATAACGTAATGATACTCCAGCCTTTACCAAACTAACAACATCATTAGCGAAATCATATAGATACGAACGATTGCGTTGTATATATGTCTTTCCAAACACTTCCTTTTTCAAGTAGTTATTCACAAGGTCTTTTGCATCAAGCCCCAATATCTTACCACTTGCCATAGAGTAAGCCTCTACGTACTTTTCAATGGCTTTTTCTGCTTTGATAGCGATTTGTACAGCCTCTTTTTCATATCGATCAACATCAGATATTGTCTTGCTTTGATAGTATGGTCTGTATTTCCTTGCGGCCTTGACAATGTTCTCTGCTGTCTTCCAGAGAATATCTGTCACGTGCGTTGTCGCATTTAGTTGAGCCTGTACTCTTTTGCTTGCAAAAAGCACGCTCCGTTCTTTCTCACTTGTCGCCATGTGTTATCTTTCTTTCACTGTAAATCTTTTTCTTTTCCTGCCTACCTCTCTCTTCATCAGCCCTGCTGCTTTAGCTGCCTCTTTCTTCGCCAACCTTGCCGCTTTTGCAGCCTTGCGTGCAGCACATATCTTCATCTGCTCGGCATTGAGGCGTCTGTTCTCTTCCTTTCGCTCTTTATACATTAAGTATTGCTGCTGCTTTGTCATAGACTTAATGATGGTGTTCTGAACCTTCTCTATCACAAATTTAGGAGTATCCTCTTCACGTATGAATACAGGGAAACAACTTTTCTTGTGCGTATCATAGAAACGAACACTATCTTCTCCGTCAATCTTAATTGCAACTCTTGTGTCAGGAAGGAACAGGTCACTATGACCAAACCATACACTCTTGTGCTGCCTATACTTGATGTTGTTTTCTTCTAAGAACGCTATCACCTTCTTTAACTTTGTTTCATTTTTCATAATCCCGACTTTTTTATGTATTTGTTAATCTCTTTTTTATTTTCCTCAAAGAACTTTTTGAAAATGCTATCAACGTCCTCGGCCTTTGCAAGCCATCCCTTGGTCCACGTGGTCTTCCAGAATACCCAATGCTTATTACAAATCTTGTATGATATTTGAATATAGTGCATGGACGTGGCTACCTCCATGAGTTCAATCTGGTGCCCACACAGCTCACCATCATACTTGGCATAGGTTCTCATACCCATCTCTGAATCAACGAGCTTAAAACCGAGTTTCGTCAAAAGCCAATTCTCAAAGTATATACGTCTCATATAGCTTATTTACTCGTGAGTACTTTTGGTGTCCATTTTTCACTCCACTTCTTGCGAAGATACTTTGCCACTCCCTCATAAGAAGATAGAAAACCATCGTTGATAAGCATTGCAACTGTCTTTTCTGCGCTGAATAACTCTTTCATTTTATCTTCAACACCTTCTTTGTTTCTAATCATTGCCTCATGATTATTAAATACTACCCAATTAATAGCTTTAGCTATATTTGAAATGGCAACACGAAGAAAACCCTTACCAACTATTTTAGATAAAGCAGCGCATAATTCTTTATAAGCATCGCCAGCTTCGTTACGATACTCAATCATATTATCATAAACAAAACGGATAACTTGCACTTCAAATCGAGGATTTATCCACATAGCAAACTTTAAGAATAAAATAGGATTCATCCATACTTTATCTTGTGTTTTGCCATATTTTGTCAACTTACCAGACACCTTAGTAAGTAACTGATTTTCAGCAATGTCGGTTTTTCGTCTATGGCTTTCATCCTCGGCAAGAGCATTCAAAAACTCTTTAACCTTTGGACTTTCAAGGAACTCTGACATTCTTCTACGTGGATTACCATCAACGCCATTCCATTGGCGAAGCAAATTAGCACCATCAAAGAAACCATCTTTCGTCCTTTGCTCAACTGTAAACTGTCCCATCGGACGTGTCATAATCTGATTTGTTTTCATATTTTGTATTTTAATCATTTAAGCAACAGTCTGAAAGTTTCCTTACCCTTTGGCGTTACAAGGGTCTGCACGCCCGTCCAGCCGTTACTGTCGCTTTTCGTGTCCTTGACTACGAATAAATCATTGTCGTAGTCAGCGTGAGGACGTAGCTTGCCTGCCTTGTTGCGATACACATACTTGTTTTCAATCAAATAGGCAATGAACTCCTTCTGCTTTACTCCAATCTCTTTTGCTGCATCACGAAAACAAACATTAAGACCTTTATCAATGAGAGCGTCAAAATAACCCACCTTGGATGAATCCAACCTGATTTTGTTTTCAAGTTGCTTAATTCTTTCATTTCGCTTCTCAATAGTTGTTTGAGCGACGATCAGTGCCTTTGCCATAATCTCTTCATCGGTCATATCATCAGACGTAGCGATATAACCTCCGGTCTTACGGATCGATGGTAGAACTTCTGATGTGACCCAATCTTGAAATTTCTCCGCATCTGCTTTTCTTGACTGAAATACACATTTATACATATTTGGTTCGTCAATAAAGACCATTGATTGGATACCTCCATTTGTAAGGGTATCGGTTAAAACGACCCCCTTTGGGTTCAATCTTGATTTACAATCACTTGCATTTTTTATGTCAAGTGCGTTGCATACATCTACCAAACAGAATAATGGCTGCTCTGCTGTTCCTGAAGTTCTAATTTGACCGAACTGATCACTCTCAAATACTTTTACTTTGTTTTGGCTCATATTTAATTTATTTTTTAGTCTTCACTTTTTATAATCTATATATACCATGTTGTATTATCTCCATTTACAACCAACAGTGTAAGTGTTTGCTTGAACTTGAAATCCATAGTTTTTTGTTGTGAATGTATATCCTTCAATATCCATTCCACACACTCCTTTAAGAATAGTCCAAACGAAATGAGTAAACTTCTTGAAGTACTTTTTCAGTACTCCATATTTTACAACATTAAATGCTGTTGTTACAGACAGTCCGAGCTTTCGTGCAATTGTTGCATACGATAATCCATGTTCAACGTATTTATTTCCAAAACCATACTTCCGACATGCTTTTCGAGCTGCCTTAATCTTCTTTGGATTAAAGCAGCTGTGAGCGTTGTGAATAGTATGCTTGCAGAAATCCTTACGTTGTTGCAGAAAAACGACCTGCAACGCCTGCAATGACCTCTCGACGGTCTTTACATTGGTGAAATCCATCTGACCAATATCCATGTTTCGCTTTGTGTGCTTGCTGACGGTTGAACGTATAATGAGATTATCCTTCTCGATGAGAAGAAGCCCATATTCGTTGAGTGTCTGCAAGCGTTTCTTAATTGTCGTTGCATGAATACCCGTAATGGAATGAATAAGATTAACTGAGTAATGACGAATGTTTGATGACTTTGTATGATGCTTGATAAGATACGCCATTGCAAGTGCTTTCAGCAACTCTTTGTTGCAGAAGCATTCGATTATCAATGACCGTCTTATATACTTCATACGCCATCAAAAAGAATGAGGTCATTAAACAACCTACTCTTTGTTTAACAACCTCATATATTTATGATTTTTATGAGTTTTCTTTATTATCACTCTTAGTGAGTAGGTAGAGTACAGCTTTTTACTGCTACAAAGATACTACTTTTACTCTATGTATATAAATTATAAACGTTAAAACTATATAAAAAATATACTTTTGTGGCTTTGTGTATATAATCAATGTACTAACGCGGTTTCCGACAAAGGGCAGACATTTGTAACATAAGCATAAAACAAAGGGATGCCTATATTGGACACCCCTCTTATTTTACTCCTCTTCACCTTCAAGTATAGATGAAACCATTTGCTCAATCCAATTGTCATTGAATGTCGGTAATGGGAAATCAATCTTATGTCCCTCCATCTTATGTTGGATTAAAAGAAGAACATCCTGTAACTTTGCAAAATCCTGCAACTGCTCAATAATTTTACTCGTCATCTCCATTTTCTACCTCCTTTCCCATTTTTAATAGTGTTTCCTTGTGCTGCTCATTTCGTAGAACTTCATCGGCAGCCTCTTCACTCTCCTTTATTTCCTCCTCTGTCATTTTGCCCTTCTTTGCAGCCCGTTTGAAGTATTCGTGCATAAGCTCCTGCTTCTTTGCCATATACTCCATATCACCAACGACAGATGTATCGGCAAACATGCACGTGAGTATCATTGTAAGGTTGTCGAGTGATGTTCCGTAGAACTCCCCGTTTTCGTTTACTGGCATCTCGTCAATTGCTTGAAAGAGCGACATGCCAAAAACCCATTCAACACTCCATGAGCCACTAATGGTTGATGCCTTGATAAACTGCATGCCGTTTCGCCCCAAACGTTTCTGAATATCACGTGGAATATTCATTGCATCACGTAGTTGAAGCATCTGCTTTTTTGTCAGTGTACGTGTAAACTTTTTGATGATAAAATTACCTGCATGGTAAATTTTACCCAATTCTAAACCTTTATTTTCCATATTCAGTTTGCATTAAACATTATCGATAATTCGTTCAACACTCTGTTTATTGACAAGCTCCTGATGCTTGTTTAGGTACCACAACGCCTTGTCAATATCCTCAACCTCGCTACCTTTCAGCTCTGCTCGCACAAGGTATTTGAATGCGTTAAGTTTGCAGAACGCCCTTGTTTCGTCAATACCAAAAACGTCCTCCATGATGTCAATACACTCCAACTTGCCACGATTGTAGTGCGATGGGTGATTTACATTATCTGTTGACATAATTAACCCTCCAAGTTTGCATTAATTTCTCCCTTTTTGTCTGCGACATAGAGAGCATGAGCTATCAAGAGTGCATCGCTATTCCAAAGAGTAACCTTCTGATCAGGGAACAGCTGTTCGGCAACGAATTTCAGACGATTTTTGTATGCCGTCTTTGTTTCGTCCTTTTTCTTTGACTTTATACCAAGACCACGCATCCATGTGTTTGGTAAAACCTCAATAGTCTTCACCTTTGCTGCCAATAATGCCATTTGAAGCCAACCAAAGCCTTGACCGAACTTGAACATACTCGCTGCACCATCACCAGGACGTGCGTGTACCTTTTCCAAATAACACAATGCGTCATCATTTGTGAACTGTTGTAAAAAATGCAACAGATCACCCATCGTTTGAGGCATCTTTGTGAGCGCAAAAACCTTGCCGTTCTCATCAAGAGCGGTTATCGCTCCTGATACACCCGGATCAATTCCAATGAATATCTTTGCCATAATTACTTCTCTTTTGTTTTACGTGGTCTGCCAGCTTTCTTCTTTGGCTTCTCACGCTGTTTAATAATATCCTTTGCACCCGTATGACCAAAGCCTCCATCACCACGCCCTGTCTCATCAAGGGTATCAACTTGCTTGAACTCTGTTTCTGGCACTTCGACAAATTGCATTTGAGCAATGCGTGTTCCCTTTGCGATGAACGTGTGTGACACTAACTCATCGTGAACATCAATGATAACACCTACAATGCCAGTGTAATCGCTATCTACTGTGCCGAGCAACACGTCTGCATCAAGACGCTTTGTGTATAACTCGCACAACTGCTCATACATCACCTCGATACCTTTTGACGAGAAGCCGCTTCTTGACTTGATGATTGCCGCTATGTTTTTCGGCTGCTGCATACGGAAGCCGAGTGGCAATACCTGTCTCCCATGCTTCAACTTGAAATCCTCTGGAACATAAAGGTCATAGCACGCAGCACCTTCTGTTGCTTTCTCTGGCATAACACCCCCTTCAAGCATAATCTTTACTTCCTGCACCCCAATACCCTTTCCTCAAAATCTTTTCCTGCAACGAATTTCAATACCTTTTTTGCAGAAACGTCAATCGTTGTCTTGTTCGTGAAATTATACGCCTTCTTCGGCTTGCGCTCAATAACCTTTAGCCTAAAGCTGTCACGGAGGTTGATTTCTTTGCCACACGAAAGCACATCCGCCATCACGTCAATGAAATCGTCAATGAACTGCTTTGAGCGTGTTATTGTTTCGCCACTCTTCTCTGACAGATATACTGCCAACTCTTCTTTTGTTACTGCCATGGTTTTACTTGTAGTTTAATTTATATTACTATTATTCTTTTGGAAAGGCACACTTTACTTTCTCCAGCCTCCTCATATCTCCTCTCACTGCCGCTTTCAACCTCACTTGCAGGTAATGAATTGCTATTAGAAGTTCTGTTTGTTTTGCTAACCTCAAATTCAAGGTTCGTTATACGTTTTTGCAAATCAAGAATCTCCTTTTGCATTTTCTGAATAACGCCATAATCGTTGCTATTATTAGCATACAATCTTAAATCGTCTTCTAATACTGATTCCTCTTTATTATCACCTATATCTATAACGTAGACATTAAAATCTCCATTAAAGAACTGATAGGTTATCTTGCAAGGATGGATAATTAGGCAAGTAAATCCTCTTTTTCAACTCATCCTCCGCAATCTTTATGTATTGACCTACTTCAAACTTAAATTTTCGTTCCATACTCTTTTAGTTTTTATTTATAAATCTCTTTCTGTAAAACTTTCCAACAACACTTGGCAATCCACCCGACCAAGTAGGCGGCGTGTTCATCGTTCACCAAATCATACGCAACATCTAACTCGTCGAATATGGCATTTGCCGCATGTACGCTCTCATGGGCAACATCTCTGACGAGTTCAGAACCGCCCTTGTTACTGTTCATGTTGAACACAATCAACACGCCATACATGCCTGATGCCTTACGCTTGATTCTCGGATAGGTAACGGCTCCGCAATTTTTCTCCTCATCAAAGTCATACTCGCCATAAGTTGTGAACTTACCTTTTACCTCATCCCAACTCGTAGCAACCCACAACTTGCGAAGGTATATGTCAATCTTAAACTCTTGGAACATATTTACCGCTTGATAATTCTAAATACCTTGCCATGATGTTTTTCCAATCCATTCATATAATCAAAGGCTACCTGTGGGTGGCTTGACATGAATACATCACGAAAATTGAATAAATCATTTGTCTGAACTATGTACATAGCTTATTCCTTGTAATATGTTATACTCATAAAAATACAACCATTGCCCTTGCGAACTTTCCACTTAACATTAGAATGTTCTAATTTTAAGCGGTTTATAATCTTTTCGGTCATCATTTTATCTGACGAATAAGTTACATAATGGTCATATATTTGAATCTCTTTTCCGACATTCTGAAATAATTTTTGTATAAAGGCATCGCAAAGGCGAGTTGTCCTGCCAGTGTGTTTGTACTTATCTTGCAATAAGTCTTGGCGTGCAAAAACTCTTACTATGGCACTCATAATTATTTCCCTTTCTTTGCTTTAAGTTCATTATACCGTTTCTCGCTCACAAGGAACACACCTCTGCCGTTAAAACGTAGCGCATAGTATTTCGCTTTGCCGATATGATAGCGAATGTTAATAGCATAATCATAGAATCGACTATAATCGCAAATGCTGTAGATTGTCATTGAATGGTCTAACATCTTGCATTCAGCACAACCGTCCCACTGCTCAAAGAAGTTATACAAATCAATCTCATCTGGAAGTTTAATTCTTGAAGCAGCATTATGTATGTCACGTTCAATTTTACCAGTGAAATTTGTAAAGTCACGAAGCATATCCAAAAAATCACTCATTCTTATTGTCTGTTTTGAAGTTTCTTAATCTCTGTATAGCATTTTGCTGCCATACTCTGCAACTCAGAATCATTTACCTTTCCCAATACAGAAGGGGAAATACTCGAATCCATCAAGAGAAGATAAATATTCGTGATAACGTCCTTTGAAATAGTAAGGTCATTCTGTAACTGACACATCTTCTCAGCTGTAGCGTCTGAATATGGCTTCTTCAACTCGGAAAGGAGCTTATCAAAGCTATCCTTGATAATCTTGAAACGCTTGCCACCAGTCATAACAACCTCGTATGATTTCTCAGACAATATCTCAACATTGTCAAGGTTAATCATCTGCTTTCCGTATGTGCGGTCCTGAACCTCAATAAATCTATTCATAGTCGTCGTCTAATTCGTTATTGTATATCTCGCATGTAAAACTAACATTCAAGCCTTCGTGTAATTTGCCATCACTCGTCATAATAGGCTCGTTGCAGCATTGAGAGCTAACTGAAACGTTATCAACGCCAGTAGATAAAGCAAACTCACGTACAGCATCGCCAATCGTTTTAAGCATCTTCATCTGCTCAATCTTAAAATCTGTGTCGTTTAGCATAATAATATCTTTTAGTTGAACCATTTGATAATTGTATCACCACGAAAACCTTTCTCCCAAACAAACCAAGCGTATGAAGTCGCATTACCGCTAATTTTGTCAAAATCGCCATTAATCGCACATTTCAAACGTGAACTGCTAACCCATATACGCTTTGGAGGCATAGTGTCAAACAGCTTACGACGACGCTTCCCCTCTAAATACTGAACTTTCAGGAACATCGCAACCTTACACCCATCAGGTATAATCTGTAATGCTTTCTCTACAAATTCCTGTGCGTACTTATATGGAGGATTTGTAATAATGTCGCCATTCCACTCGGTATTATCAATAGAAAGGAAATCAGCAACTTCTCCATAGCCACGGTCAATTAAATCACGGCTAACAACATGATAACCACCTTTAATAAGGATTTCAGAGATATGCCCTTCGCCACAGGAAGGCTCAAGTATAGGACCATTAAAGGTTTCTAACTTTAATAACCATTCGGTAGCTTTTGGTTCAGTTGCATAATAATCATTCTCCTCACGTTCACCAAGTGAATGATTACTTGCGCCAAGTGTTCTAAACACACTATTCTTATTTCCAACCCAATCTTTTCCCATAATCAATCGTTCTCCTTAATAAATGATTCCTCCTCATCAACTTCATTGCCGTCAATATCACGGAAGTCGGTAATGAAAACAGGTTGTTTCAAACGCTCGAGTGTTACTCCATACAACTCGTAATAGATACCCCTTCCTGCACGCTTCTTAAAGAAATTCATTTTAAGAAGGGAATTGGCAAATTTTCGATTTGATGGAATAAGCGACTCTTCAACATCATTATCCTCACAGAAGCGAACAAACACTTCATAAAGATCAATACCTGCAATATATGCAGCATTTTCATTCGGCGCATCCTTGCTATTGCGGATTTTATACGTTTTCACCCATGCAATTGTCGGTTGACGGGTAATAAGGGTACGCAACATTGCCATTTGACTTCCCTCGGCATCAGGGAAACGGAATTTACGACGGAACAACTCACGCGTTCCACGCATTACCCAATTAAATACACCGGGAAGCTCGTTGCGAATGATGTTGTTTGCAAGATTCGGATCGCGCTTTGAACGAGGTATTGTAACATCAAATGGGATAATCTGTAAACGACGAATCATACCATCACTTGAATCATTTATCTCAGGAAGGGAGTTCATGTTGAATATAAGATATGGTATCTCACGGCACTCCTCAACATTGCGACCGATACCACGAACCTGAACAGGCTCACCTGAAACAAGCTGCTTAAATATATTATCCTCATTCGATTTACGTGAAAATCCACGAGGATTACTGTCGGACGACCAGTTGAATATCATTCCACGAATAGGAAGACGACCACGAAGACCAGAATCACCCTCAGAGGTTAACGTCGAATAGTCAATCTTGCTAATCTTTGAATCACCAAACAATGCACGCATAACTTCAAATACAACACTCTTCCCATTCGCACCACCACCAATAAGGAATAAGCATAACTCAACCTTACCTGAACCATTACGCCACTCATCAGAAAATGCAACATTACGCTGTGTAAGACCAAGGCCAAGAAACATCTGCAACACCGTTCGTGATGTTTTATCAGGAAGAACCTCACGAAGAAACATCTGCCAACGATCACAACGAGCATCATCCTCATAACGATACGGACGATAATACGTAATCTCAATGTCAGGAGAAAAGTTAACAAAGTTCGGTTTACATGGATCAGATAAATCCAATACACCATTCTCAAAACCAATCATATCCAAACGAGGATGAAGCTGATTGCGAATCTTAATCTTGTTAAGAAATGATTCACGACGAACAAGAGGCTTGTGCATCATTGCAGTAATGCCAAGGTCACGAAGCAACGTCTCATACGCAGTTTCAACAACAGTCTCTGATACAACATCGTAAACCTTACCATTGAAAAAATAAAACGAACCGTTAAACCACTTCAAAGGACAATCACGAACAAACAAGTCAAGGGACATCTCAAAACGACACTTCTTTTCGTTATACAAAGATATGTCACCCCAACTACCACTCAAGGAACCAAAAGCATACTTCAAATCCCTTGACTGCTCAATCAGATAACCATAAATATAATCCAGTTTCTCTCCGTCTGTCATAATCGATATATGTAAAATGTACCTTTATCGTGCATAAATGCAATAATAGTGTAGTTTATGTGTATAATTTAGTGTATGAAAATCCGCTTATAATAAGTGGATAATGTAGGATTGAGCAGTTTTTGTCGAATCTCCTCCAACCCCATCAAACTTCAAAGTACACAAGATATAAACAATATTGCAAATATACATAAAAAATATACATAAGCTACACTATATACCTTATAATCAGTGAAAATTAGTACACTTTAACATACACAATATGATGAATAAATATACATAGTTGAGAGTACTGAAATTTACGTATTAAATCTTTTAACATTTTGGGAAACAAAATTGAGAAAAGAAAAAATAAAAGAAAAAATTTTTAGAAAGGGTTACTACGCCTTGTTTACAAGCGTTACAAAAGGGGGTGGGGTGTTTGTTACTACATATAACAAACAATATAAAGAGTAAAGAGAACACTTAAAAAATGTTCCACGCGTGAAACAATTATAAATAAAGTAACCCTACAAGTCTAACTACTTGTATATAAATACATTACGTTTGTATATTTATAACTTTATTTGTATTCATTTCTATTTATATTTATGCGTTTAAGTGTTAAATAATTAACGTTTGTTTACTATAAGGGGGTTGTTTTATTGTAAACTATTGTTAATTTATTCATTTATTCGCTATTTATGCAAGTAAAAACTTTATAAATCACTGATAAACAGCCACTTATAACATAGTTAAATTGTTTGTTATACTTGCAAGTATATAAAAAATGTGCTACCTTTGTAGTAGATAAAGGAAAGATAAGTATAACGGATGTTAGAAAAAGTCCCCTTTTCATTCTTTGACTTATTGCAACAAAAAACATATTTGCCAGGTGCTGCAAACGAAACTAAATATTTAATGATATTTGTTTGCGTTTACACTTCGATGTAAGCAGCACCACAATTTTAATTAATTATTAACAAACTAAAAATTTACAATTATGGCAAATTCAAAAAAATCAAATTCAGTAAACGACGTTAAGCAGGTAAAAGCCGTGCAAGTAGTAACAGACGAGCAAGCAAACTTATTAATGCGTGAAATACGCAAGCAAATCCAATCCTTTGGGGGTTTGCGTGAAATAAAGCGTGTTACTCATAATTTTGCTTATTCATTAAGCGAAACAAAGGTAAACGAAACCGATACGCCTGTTATAAAGGTAGGTAGAAAGTCCTTCTATCTTTCACCAGTAGGAGCCGTTAACGAAACGAACGTGTTAAACGTTATTAAAAGCGTTCTAAAGGTTGAGGACGCTAAACGGATATTAGCTAAAAAATTAGCTAAACGTTTGACGTTTGAGCAATTCGCAGAATTAAGCGACACGCAAAAGCGTATCGATGACATGAAAGCAGCGTTAAAAAATTGTGCTAATATGGAAATGACTGCAAAGCAGGAAAAGGACACGTTACACAATCTTTATAACGAATATCTTAAAAATTTAGGGCTTGATGAATAAGCCTTAAAAAAGCAAATGTGTTTTTGTTGCAATTCAATTACACCCACGTATTGAATTACGTGGGTGTTTTTGCGCTTTATAATTTTAGCCTATCATTTTTTTTGATGTGGTTGCGAATACCACAAAGCGCACATATTTACGTGTATTATTTTAGTGTAAATAATACGGACATATTTATAAATCCGTGGATACGGTTAATATGTTAGTTCATTGAAATAGTTATTTTATTTATCCGTTTGGTCTATTTTGATTTTATGGAATGTATTTTTTATCTAAATCAAACGGGGCAAATAAATAAAATAACGCATGAAACAATCATATTCTTAAATAAGCTTTTTTGCCGTGTGCTTTGGCTGGTTACCTAAAACACGAACAACGAAACCGCAAAAAATAGAGTTGTTTTTTTTAGCAAAATAAATTTGCCGTTGTGGTTATGTGGACACCCTGAAAAGACCGCCGTAATTATGCGTTAAATAATGCGGTATTTATTTTCTTGATGAGAGAAAACAAAACAATAAGATAACAGAAAAAGAAAATAAAACCGCGGCTAACAAATTAGGTAGCGTGAATTTATTTTTGCGCTACCTTCATTTAACCAAAAATAAAGATTATGAATCGAATGAAATTACATTTGAAAGCGTTTGTATTATTTGCACCTGCAATTATAGGAATTATTTGCAGTACGATAATTATTGTGCTGCTTGTATTGATTTACTCCGTTGGTGTGTATCGTTGGAGTAAAACGAGAAACGGACGTGTATTTTTACGTTCGTATTATCGTGAAATTTTAAGATTGGAGAATAATCTCTAATCTCATTTGAATTTGCCATAAAAGCCGTCTGATGTCGTGATGATGTCAGGCGGTACGATAAACCAATTAAATTTTATAGATTATGAGCAAAACGATTAAATTTCCTTGCCTCCGTGTATTGGATGCAAAGATTGCAGAGTTACAGAGAATTTATTTCCATGTTGAAATTATCTCCGTTCGTGATAATGTGTGCGTTGTTCACATTGCCTAAACATAAAGCAGTACGATAATTCCGTGCTGCTTTATCTTTTTAACCAATAACACAAGAAGTATGAAAGATTTAAGATTAAACAAACGTTACGGAGTTCAGTTTGAGTATTTGTTTGATTGTATCGACACCGAGCAAATCGGAGAAAATGCAACAGATAAGGAAAAGATAAACTTTGTTTTCAAAACATTTGAAGACGAGTACGGAAATCTGTATAACAAGCGTATTTATCCAAACGAGTGCGAACGACTTGCGCAATATTTGCGTGGGTTGCCGTCTTGTGTAAATGTGGCTTTTGCCGATTATGATATTATACAAATTGGTAAAAGCTGGGGATTTTGCAAGACTTCTAAAGCTGAAGATAAATTTGTTGAGAATTGGTTTGATGTATGCGCATTTAGACTTATCCAAATGCGTGATATGTTGAATGATTGAGCCGAAAATCTCCCACGTGGTTAATTTCATGTGGGAGTACGATAATAACCAATTAAAACAAGAATTATGGAAAAAGTGACAGTGAAAGAGCTGCGTCGTTTGGTAAAGATTGGCGCAGCCGAGGAGATTACAGAATGCAAGCAGATAACCGAGAGTGTAAAACAAATCAGTTATTCGAGCGGAATTTATGGCTTGAACGGAGCCTTGTTGCGTGGTGAAAAATCAAACAAGCTATACGCTATCATTGGGCGTTCGGCAGCTTTATTTTACTATTGCTAAAAACGGCTATGTACGATTTGTGTCGTGCATAGCTACATTATCAACCAAAATTTTAAGATTATGACAAAATTAGTTGTTTCTAATCACAATTTGTTTGTGTATAGACTTTGCGACGAGTTTGCAACATCTCTCTGTATTGAGAAATGGGAAGACGAGTTAAAACAAGAAGTGGCTTCGTATTTAGAAAAAGCAAAAGCTGATTCTGACAATGCTACTTTTTTGAAGAAGCAATCTGTGCCAGCTGCCAAATATTTGGAGGCAGGTTTTTCCGTGTATTCTCACGACGAATACGATGCAAAGGTGCGAGAGTATTTTTTATCTCAGCCTGTAATTGAAATTCCACGCTATAAATTTTATATGGCGTTGAATGTATTACCGCCAAGAAATTGGTTTTGTTGCGATGACTTTGAAATGTTCCACAGTTCTGAGGGGGATTATGGTGTTTATCACGCACAATATTATCATAACAAAAAGACAGACAAATTTTATTCTTGTATTTCTGATGTGTACGATAAAAGTACGTGGATAGATAAGCGTATTTGAAGCCAATTTGGAGCCGTGTGATTGATTTCGCATGGCTTTACTTTTAACCAAATAAATAAAGATTATGGAAGAAAAAGAAAGAATCAAAAGCATTGTTTCTCGATTAAGAGAGATAAATGACGAGTTGGATGAGTTATGTAACGAAGCTGAGTATCATACCGCTTCGTATATAGCCGAGCAGTCAACGTTTATTGACATTGCGAGAGAAAAACTCGAGGAACTTTTGTAGCCACAAGCACGCTGCTACTTAATCGTGGTTGCGTGTACTTTTAACCAAAATATTAGAATATGAAAGAAGATGTACTATTAAAGGAGTTCTTCTCAATGGAACGCTGGCAATATGCCATTTCAAAAGGCGTTGATAAGGATATTCACAAAGGGCAGCTTTTTCAGCTGACAAAGCCCGAAGTGAGGGCAGCCGTATATGATGCAATCAAATCTGAAAAGTATGAGATTGCACCACCACATACGGCTCTTATTCCAAAGGACATGCCTGGAGAGTACCGAACTGTTTACGTGAATGAACCTATTGACAGAATTATACTGAGCATAGCAAATGATTTATTATTTGATTTATGCCCTGAGATGATTTCTGATAGGTGCAAATCGTATCAGCGTGGAATTGGCTGCGGTCGTGTTGTTCAGGAGGTATCACAGAAGATTTGCAATACAAAAGGGGAAACAATTGGTTTCAAGTCCGATTTGAGCAAATATTTCGACAGCGTGCCGATTGAATATATCGACAATGCGTTTGATTGCGTAGAGAATAAATATGGTAAATCTGCTCTGATTTCTGTTTTGCGCAAATATTATCATTCTGATTGGTATTTCACGCCTGACGGAGAATTGGTACAGAGTTATCAGTCCCTTAAACAAGGCTGCTCGGTTGCTTCATGGTTGGCTGATGTTATTATCCGTCATATTGATGATAAATTGAGTAGCCTCAACGGCTATTATGTACGATATTCCGATGATATGATATTTGTCGGTGAAGACTATATGAAAGCAATGGAGATTCTAAGCAGTGAACTTGCGAAAATGCAGATGAAACTCAATCCTAAAAAGGTTGAGTATCTTAATGCGAATCATTGGTTTAAATTTCTTGGATTCTCTATTAAAGGAAGTGATATATCATTATCCTCAACACGAATCAAAACATTTCAGAATGAAATTGAGAAACGAACTATTAAGAAACGAGATACCACTTTCCGTCGTGCTGTTAATGCTGTCAATCGTTACCTATACAAAGGTAATGGTGAGTTCAGCTGGGCAACACAGATTCTTCCAATCGTGAATGTTCGCAAAGATTTGAACGAACTGAATAAGTTTGTTATGGATTGTTTGCGTGGTGTTCAGACAGGAAAATCAAAGGTGGGTGGTCTTGGTTATGTTCGCTCGCAGACTGACGGATGTGTCTGTCGTGGTCTTGGACGTAACGTGAAAGCAAATAGAGCAAAGGTTGAGCATATTGACGGCTATTTCTCTCTCGGTTGTATGCAAAATGCAATCAGAACGAGTCGTGCTGTGTATAATACGCTTGTCATGCAGCTCTAAAAACTCTCATTATCCCAGCGCAGGGATTTTTTAATGATACAGACATGGTTTAACATTCCAGTGATAAACCCCAGCCGTCACGGCGGCGAAATGGCTTTATCCAGCCCCTTCGCCGCCTCTCCTGCCTACGATTATAACTGGAAATATCAAGCACATAAAGAAATGCGTAGTGTCTGTTAGTCAAGAAATGTGCAGTGCAGCACACATCTTTCCAATACGTTTTTGATTTAATAGGATCACGATTAAAAGCTACCTGAAGCTTTGATACCTCAGCTCAGGTTCCTTCAATCCCGATCCACATATCGACCTTTTACAGAAACGCACAACAAACGATGAGGAAAGATAAGTTAGCGGCATAGTACAATGCCAAATATCCACTTTGTAGGATTTATTCAATTATCCGGTTTCCATGAACCCGTTGGAACAGCCGTTCTATTGGAACCGTGTTCAAACGGGTACTCAACCGGATATTATCAACCGATTAAAGAGTTGTACCACAATCCTTTGAAGTGGAACTTTTAACCAAAACATTAAGAATTATGGAATATGTGGATTTAATCAAAAAGGTTAATCGTGGAGTTTCTTTCTCTATCAATTTCAAGAAGAGAGAGTTAAGGATTGACAAGAAACTAATTGACTTGAAATCAATAGAATGGAAGGTGGAAAGTGAACTCAATTTTAATGGTGGGTTGAATAGCCTTTACCCATTTTATTATGCTTACAAACACTCAGTACCTTCTGAAAAGTCCGAACGTACATCAAAGCATTATTTCAAAGCACTCTCTGTCAAGGAACTCTCCGATAATGATTTCATGTATGGAATGCCACGTGAACTTGCAAGGTTCAATCTCGAAATGGCTTTGTTACACGAAATTGTTTTTGGAAATCTCAAATGGGACAACGAAACAATGGGAACGTGGTTTTGGCAGTCACCCGACGACAAAGATTTCATTATCCTAAAGGAATGGGTGTCTGAATAGCCAAATAGGGAGAATTTTTCTCCCACTTATTTATCAACCAATTTAAAATTAAGAATTATGAAAAAGAATGTATCAATTAAGTGTGAAGTATGCGTAACAGAGTCTGTTGCAACAAATAACAACAACTGTGAGTGTCGAACAAATAAGGCGCAAGCTAAATTGAACGCTCTCAAAGCCGCTGGTGTCAACATTGACAATCTCTTTGCTATGACAAGTGTTAGTGGTGCAGGTATTATTGCTCGATTTGAGAATGGTAAGTTGGAAGCTATTGATGACAACGACCCAATCTTCAATTCTATAATGAATGGCGGCACAATCCCTGATCCTAATCTCTATCGTCGTTGGGTAATGGCTCAGACATTCCACATGCTCGCATCTGGGAGTTGGACTCAAAGTCTTCGTTATCGTGGCTATGAATATAGCTGGAAGATGATGATTGATGAGTTACACACTCAGTGCAAGATTAGCAGAAAGGACAGAGAAAACTTTGAAATGCGAAATCTTTGGTTTAATCGTGACGTTGCGATTGCGATGTGTCAAGATTATTTCCGTAAGCTAACGGAGTATATTGACGGCTCGAAAACGCGCAAATGTAAAGGTGAACCTTACAAGCGTATCAAGGGCTACGACTACTTTGTGAACGACATTGACGATAAAATCTTTGCTCCATTGAGAATTGCGTTCCGCTCGGTTATGAAAGCAAAAGACGTTCTATCTCTCTATATGGCAATGGCAGAGTTCAATAATCGTCGCATTTCCCTTAAATGGGAAACACCAACCTGTCCTGAATGGGTGGACGCTTACAAAGGGTGTGGTGCGTATTATACGCTTCAAAACCTCATCCGTTTCCACGGAATGAAACTTCACACAGAAAACTCTCTCGAAGACCTTGCTATGAAATTTAGAAATGGTGAGGGGTATAAACTACTTGGAATCTTAAAAGATGAACTGAAACGTAACAACATTGACGTTAATCGTAAGATTGCCGAGTGGAGAAAGTAAAAATGCCAAATCATGCAGGGTGTCTGATATGACGCTCTGCATACATTATACCAAATTAAGAAATGATTAATGCTTTTCCGAGCATGCGGATAATAGATGGATATTTTCATAAAACAGGTTTCAAGTGGACCGCGTATCCTGGTGTTTACCAGGATACGCGTCTCGTCTCGATTCACCTGTTATAATCAGACTTTTACAGAAACGGAACGCATCCAGAAGCTATCTGCTTTATATGATTTTATATTTGCTATAATAATTTAGTTAGTTTAATTGGTTTATGGTGGTTCGTTGTGAAATGCGCTGCCATTTTTACCACAATGTTTAACCAAAAACTATTTTAAGAATTATGGTAAAGAAATTAGTACAAGCATCCACATTACTGAGAGAAAAAGGTTACGTTGAAGAAAAGTTCGACCAAGAAGGATTCACTGAGTGCGTTTACAATTGGTTTAAAACTCATGACCTAAAGGACAAACTTCTCATACGCCCAAAGCGTTTTATCGAGATGGACAACCCACCAAAGGGAGGATGGAAAGATATGACAGATGTTGATGAGTGGTTGCCAAGTCTTCAGTGGGAACAACAACTCCTTCTTGTTCAGAAAGGACAAGCTGTTCCATTTATTTTTATCGACAAACCATTTATTAAAAATGCGGTTTATATGCTACAAATAATGAATGGATTTATTGTCGAAAAAGGGAAGAAAGGAGTTTACGAGGTGAGCCTCATCTAACGCCAAACAACCATATTGTTGATGTTAACAATATGGTGCAATTATAAACCAATCAAAATTAAGAAAATGAGAAATGTAAACGAAAAGACAATTATCAAGGCTATTGTTGATATAAAATGTTCTGGGTATTTCAAAACGCCTGGACTTTCAAAGAAAGAGCGAGCCTATATCCTTGATGAGTTGGAAAAACGTGGGTGGATTGATGAGCATTGCGATCCTACCCCAGAGTCGCAAGAGGTGGTTAGAAGTAATCTGCATTTATCAAGCCATTGATAGCCGAACATGGGAGAGTGATATTATTATCCTCTCCTTTCTAATTTTAACTTAAAACAAAATGAATATGGAAAATCTAAAGAAATACATCGAGAGTATTATTTCCAGTACAGATTGGAACGTCTCGTTTTATGACAATGGGAACGACGCTTTTTATGTCTGTTTCCAGATTTACACTTCCGCAGAACGCGACTTGAACGTGGAGATAGATCTGCCGAATGATGCAGGCGAGGATGAACTAAGAAAAAAACTTATAGAATACGGTGAAGGCTTTGACGTGTCTTACGAAACATACATCTGGCTCGACAACTTCGGTCATGGAAAGTACGGCGCGCCCCACGAACTGGAAGACGTGCTGAACGACACGAAAGAAGCAAAGAGACTGATAGAAGAACTTGCGGAATCTTTTGCATAGTCTGAAAAGCACGACGGCTTCATGTCTGTTGTGCTTCCAATTATCAACTTAAAATTACACGAATATGAAAAGATTAAATTTAAGACAGGTAATGGAGAAACTTCACAATTTAGGCGTTGAAGTTGAGTGTGGAAACTTTGGGTCTTTCGAAGACTTTATAAGTTATTACGATGCGCACTACAAGCCTTTGCTTGAACAACTAAGCGAGGAGTGGAGTATGACAGATGGAGCAAAACGTTTCATTGCAAATGATATGCTCAAACTCTTTGCAGAATAGCCAAACGCAACACATATCTTAATTGGTGTGTGTTGTACAAATATTAATCAACGATTAGGAATTATGGAATATGTAAAAGTAAAAGACCTACCTAAAAGATTGAAAGGCAAAAAGTACGCTTCAATCTCGTGCACTGGTTCCTTACGAGGAATGAAAAAGTTATATGGGTGGGATAAAGCCCAAGAGATTTTTAGAAGTGGTGATTTTATTTATGCCATTTGGTAAAACAGCCTTTCGCTCTTGTTGATAGTAATTATCAATAAGAGTACTATAAACCAAAACAATAAGATATGAAACAACTTACATTAGAACAACAACAGAGATTTAGCAGCGCAATAAAGCACGGCTTTATCACGAAAGATGTTCCAACCGACACGCACACATTTGTGTGGACGTGGATAAAAAAGCATCCAAATAGGGTTACAACGCTTGTTCGTTTACGCAGCATTCTCGGTCGTGACCCTCGATGGGAAGACCTTACAGATGATGTTATCTCTGACTTGAAAGATGATATGGAGTTCGACCTTGCACCAAACTCTGTTCGTACAATCTGTGCAGAACTAAAAGCGGTGCTTAACAGGAACAAAGCTACAAAACCTATTAAGTCTGAAACATTTAGTAATCTTCTCAAAGCAAAGAAAGTACCTGTACAGAATATCTATCTTACAAGGCACGAGTTGCAGAAGATACACGATTACAAACCGAAAAGTGAGCGTGAAAGATATGTTAAAAACATCTTTCTTATTGAAGCTATCACTGGCGCACGTAACGTTGACTGCCGAAGAATGAGTCTTGCGAATATTCAGAAGTATGGCGAAGAAGAAGTACTTGTCTACGTCCCACAGAAACACCCAGTAGAAGTGACTGTGCCCGTACACAAATGGCTTAAAGAATTACTTGTGCAAGATTACCCTGAGCAGGTAAAAGACATCCGTATATCGTACTTTTGTAAGATTCTAAAATGGATATGCTTTCAGTGTGGAATACGCAATAAAGTTGTCGTGTTTCGTGGTGGTCGTTCCATTACAGACGAAAAGTGGAAACTTATTGGAAGTCACTGTGGTAGACGAACTTTTGCCACACTGCTTTCAACGAGCCACGTTGCCATAGAAGACATTTCTGATATGATGGGGCATAGTAACGCTAATAAACCAAATATCGAAATGACAAGTGGATATATCTGTGAGTGTAGAAAATTAGGCAAGAGTGTGTTTGCACTTTTCAAATGAAAACATTAACTTTGCAGCAAAAATCTGCAAATAACTAAAAACAATTAAGAAATATGACACCATTAAATGAGTTTGTAAACGAACTTCAGTCACTCGCAAAAAGCGAGGGACTTCCAATCAATGAGGTAAAGAAACGTCTTTTGTCACTTGCTGACAAAATGGATAGGGCAGGGGTTCCTAATTTGGAGAAATTTGCATACAGAATTATCGCACTTATTGACGAGCTGCCTATAAAGCTAAGCGACTTGTGTTATTACTTTATAGCTGTAGCTAAGGAAGACTGGCTTGAAGTAGAAAAATATACTAAGTCGCTTTTTGAAGCACAAGAATTAAAAGACATACGAGAGTTATCTGCAAATGCAGGTATGAAACCCTCCATTTAGCCGAAAAGAGAGGGTGTGTCAAAATGCAAATTAATAACTTGACAACTTTCAATCTATAAGTAGGATTCTTCTAAAGGCAAAGAAAAGACCATTTCTTTACTCAAAATCGAGTATAGAAATGGTCATTTTTTTATTGGATTGCTTCAAACTGTAAGATCATCAAAGTGATATTTGCATTTTGACACACCCTCACAATTAACTTTCAGCCCTCGACAACACGGTTAAGTCAGTAATATGAGAACAAACAACAACTTAGAGCGTTTTTGGGTAGTACTTAAAACTAATAGCAATGTAAGTAAGGTTGTAAAGGACTTTGAAACATTAGAGGAGTGTAGAGAGTTCTTACAGGCAGGCTTGCAAGGTTTTAGGACAATTACGGAAGATGAAGTAGGTTATAATAGTAACTCTTTCTGGTATGACATTATAGACGGTGACTGCGAGAATGTGGTGTTAAATACAGTTGGTGACGTTCCTACAATAGACTATGTAGAGAAAGGTGAGGACAGCGGCATCATTGAGAGTACTGACACTTACTATAATAGTGAGCCTGACTTTACATACATAGAAGGAGAATATACATCAGAAGATATTAAATTTATCTGTGAGAACAACTGCAAGTATGATGTTGTCTTTAATGATGACACAGATAGTAATAGCATAGGATTTAAGTCAACCTACTCAGACTGTATGAACTACATTATAATGAACAAAGGTACAAATCACTCATACTTTAAAGATTACAAGGGTGGTAGTGTTTGTATTGTAGATGTTGAGACGGGTGATGATGTCTACCATGAAGATATATAAGTAAGTTGGATATGTATAATCAGATCATACTTGTTTGCGCAAAATAAAGGGAGTACTTGGAATAGTATTCCCTTTATTTTTTTATTAAACTATGAAAAACGCAAAATAATCAAATTCTCTTAAATTTGCTACCTACAAATTCTTCATTCACACTAAACAGAAAGGCTTTGTCAAGCTCTTTGTTTGTTTCATAAAGACTATTGACAATCCTCTCGTTGATAGCCTCAGCATCACACGACACCTCGTCAAAATAGCTTGTTATGTTATTAACCACTTCTTCTAATTGACGTTTCAAGTCTAACAAGCGTCCTGTTTCCTCACTTAATTCTATCGTTCTTGCCATTATGCCGTCTCCTGTGCCTTTTTAAGATTAAACATATTGTGCAGGAACACACGTCCCTTCTCCGTCCAAACAGTCGTCGTGCTTGTGCCGACACTGCCGTCATTACGTGTAAACTGATGCGTGCGTGGCTTTGTATATCCATATTCGCAATACTTTGCCGTGAGCATCCACTGTCCAGACTGTTTGAACATAACTCCCTTTTCTTTCAGTATCTTGTGCAGTTGCTCCGCCTCACGCAAACCAAGTTCCTTGCTCATCTGTGTGCTTGTGTAGGTATTCACGCTTTGCAGCACATCATCAACATACTTCACCTTTGGGGCTTGCTGTTTAAGCTGCGTGTCTTGCAATGCTATGCGCTCATTTGCCTGCTCTAACATCTGCTGATGCTTGTTGATTGTCGCCTGCGCCACCTGCAACGCCCTTGCCATAATTAACTCTGGTGTGTCCTCCTGCGATGTGGCAATATAGCCGCCAGTCTTGCGAATTGAAGGTAAAACATCAGATGTTACCCATTTTCGGAATTGCCTTGCTTCGGGTTTTCTGCTGTCAAGAATGACATCATACAGACCGTCTTCGTTTACGAATAGTGCTTGTTGAGTTCTACCGAGGCTGTCGGTGATGGGGTAATTTGAAATTACCTCATCGCAAAGTCTTTGATTAACGCCCTTTGCAGATAAGCCAACCGCTTTACATACGTCTGCCAAACAGAACAACGGATTTTCCGCTGTCCCTGCTGTCCGAATGTCTCCAAACATCGGACTGTTGAAAACTTGAATTTCGTTCATTTTACGTAGATTTTTTGAACGATTAAACATTGCAGGGTTGATACACAATGAAAGCGTACCGCTACCCTTTGTTCAATGCCTCTACGTGAGAGCACGGCTACACCATTACAATGTAACCAAGGGGCGATACGCTTGTATCGTAATTTCCTCGAAAATAGACGAACATAAAAAATGCCCCTCCATGTTAGTGGAAGAGCCGCAGCATCGTCCACGTAGAATTATTGAACATTGCAAAGATACAACATTCATTCCGAATATAATACTATTCGTATATACATTTAATGTTTTTTATTATTTTTCCTTCTGTTTTGTGAACTACCTATGAG